GGCTACGACCTCTTTATGAACACCGCTATGAGCCTGGGCGAGATAGCCGAGAGCATTGGCGTGGGCAAAGACACCGTGGGCGACTGGTGCGCGCGCTACAAGTGGAAGCAGAGCAAAGCCGCCAACAGCATCACGCGCGAGCGCAACGTGAGCATGATGCTGGTGCAGATCAATACGCTGCTCGAAGAAATAAACGGGCGCGATAAGAAGTACCCCACCGCTGCCGAGGCTGACACCATTACCAAACTCACCAACAACATTCGCGCACTCAGCAGCCGTACCAGTCTGCCCGACTTCTTTAATGTGCAAACCGAGTTCTTGAAATACCTGCACACCACCAACGACAAACTGGCCAAGCAGGTGGCCGACTACAGCAAAGAGTTTTTGCAAACCAAAGCCCGTGAGCTGGATAACTAAATGAGCAAGCGCGCCAAATTAGAAAAAGACTTTGAGGCTCTTGTAAAACAAATCAAGAGCAGCACACCCGCAGAGGCAGGCGAAGACATTGCGGCCAAGAACAAACGCATTCATAAACTACTGGCCGATCCGTTGGCCTTTTGTAAATACTATTTTCCTAAGTGGGCAAGCAGCGAGTTTGCCGACTTCCATAAAGATGCTGCCAAGGCCATCCTCAACCATCCGGAAAAGAAAATGATACTTGCCTGGGCCATTGCCCGAAACATGAGCAAGACTACTTTCTTTCAGATGATAAGCATCTGGATGAACTGCCGCTTCATCCACAAGATGGAGAAAGGCTACAGCACGGGTATATGGATGAGCAAGACGTTTGACCAGGCTGTCAAGAGCTTGCGCGCCATCCGCTTACAGTTTGAATACAACGAGCGTTTAAAGAATGATTTCGGGGTGTTTAAAACCGTGGCCACGTGGGGCGATGATATGTTTATCACCACACAAGGCATCAGTTGGTTTCCGCTAGGCAAAGGCCAAAGCCCACGCGGTGCCAAGAATGAAGAGATCAGGCCGGACATACAAATCTGGGATGACTTTGATGATGACGAAGAATGCCTCAATGACATTCGCCTAGACAAGAGCTGGCGGTGGATGATGGATGCTTTGCTGCCAACACTTGATGTAAGCCAGAACGCTTTCATTGCTGCACTCAACAACATCATTGCGCCCAAAAGTTTAATGACGCGTGTGTTGGAGATTGCCGACTATACAGCTAAGATCAATCTATTAGATGATCGCGGTCAGCCACGCTGGAAGAGTCGCCACAGCTTAGATGATTGCATGTGGATGATCAACAAGATCGGAACACTGGCAGCGCAGAAAGAATACTTTAACAACCCAATAAGTGAGGGCAAAGTATTTAAAGCCGAGTGGCTGCAAGATAAGAAGATGACCAGCGGCTACACGGCCCTGATCGCTTACCTCGATCCATCCTTCAAATCAAAAAAGAATGCCGACCACAAGGCTCTTGTACTATTAGGCTTGAAAGATGGCGAGTTCCACATCTTAAAAGTCTATTGCGACCGTGCCACTGTAGAAGACATGGTAGAGTGGCATTATGAACTGGAGAAGTTTGTGAAAGGCAAAAACATGATGTGTGAGTTTTGGATGGAAGAAGTATTTCTCCAGGACTTATTATATAAAGACTTTGCCGAAGCCGCCAAGCGCAAGGGTTGGCCCATAGGTGTGCAGGGCGACAAGCGCCAGAAGCCCGACAAGGACATGCGCATAGGTGCGATGGCCGGATACTTCGAGCGCGGACAGATCTATTTTAACGAGGCCGAGAAAGACAACCACCACATGATTATGCTAAAGCAGCAGATCATGCTCTTTCAACCGGGTAACACGGGCATAAAGAAAGACGGTCCTGATGCCCTTGAAGGCGCACTCTTTAAGATGATGGACAAAGTGCAGATGAGCGCACCGCAAAGCTTTGGCAAACGAGCCCGTAGTAAAAACATGTATTAACTAGATATGAGTATTGAGACACAAGATATGAGACCGATCACTCTGGTAAGACGGTACCTGGTTACACGATTAGCTCTGTCGGGCAAAGACTGTGAACTAACCAAGGAAGTGAAGCAGCTCTATTTGACTGTTCTCAAATCTCAAATCTCAAATCTCAAATCTCAAATCTTAATTATATGCCTTTCCTAACCGACTCCGACTACCTCGACCAGATCAAAGCCACACAGCTTTCGGTCATTACAGAGAACACCCTGACCATCCGCCAGACGTGCGAGGCCAAGGCCGAGGCACAGATGCGCAGCCGCCTGGGTGTGCGCTATGCCGTAGACAGCATCTTCAGCGCAAAAGGTGCCAGCCGCAACAGCGAGATCATCATGTACTATATAGATATGGTGCTCTACCACCTGCACAGCCGTATCAACCCGGGGCAGGTGCCGGAGCTGCGCAAAGAAAGGTATGGCGATGCGCTGGAATGGCTCAACAAAGTAGCCAGTGGAGACTTCCTGCCAGACCTGCCAAAAGTGGGCGATGCGGATGGAGATGGGGTAGACGACAAAAACGTGGTGCAATGGGGAAGTTTAGCCCCACGAAACCCGTATTTCTGACAATCCCCCCTCTCCAACGGGAGAGGGATGGGGTGAGGGGTATTTAACACCCCTTTAACATCGCCCAGGAAAAGACTTGGGCAGCAAAACGAAGTAGAACTCGATTAAAATATTTAGAGCCTTTAAATCAAAGAAAAATGGCCAAAGTGCAAAAAGTAGGGAGAAGCAAGGCAACCACAGAAACAAACGTGGTGGTAAACAAAATAAAAGTAGGGCAGCTTCAGCGCGGAAATCAGAACGTGCAAACTTGGCTTGCCAACCTAAAGGCTGCGGAAAGCACACTGAACCCAAACAGGAAGCAACTTTACCAGACCTACCTTGATGTAGCGGTCGACCTTCATGTTGATTCCGTTATGGATAAAAGGATCAGGGCTGTGAAAACTACCCCTTTTGAGTGGGTGGGGTTAGAAAACGATTTGATCATCAGGAATTTTCGAAGCCCTTGGTTCGGTGAAATGCTTAGCTTGATCCAATCAAGAATATTTTATGGCACTACCCTTGCCGAAATTCAACTAGGGCAAGATGGCCTTATCGCGGATGTCATGTTGGTGCCACGGCAAAACGTGAAGCCCGAAAAAGGAATCATATCGCTAGATGGCAACTCAGACAATGGCATATACTATAAAGAAGGGCAGTACCTGAACTACATTATCCAGATTGGTAGAGATAATGATTTAGGTAAGCTTTCAAAGATTGCTCCTTATGTCTTAATGAAGCGTGTCAACCTTGCCGACTTCACCAGGTATAATGAAATGTTTGGTATGCCTTTAAGGGTTTACGAGTACGATCCGTTAAAGTCTGGCGCGCGCGAAGAAGTTGAAAAGCAAGCGGAAGCCTACGGAAGCGCTGCGTACATCGTGTTACCAAAAGGAAGCGCCACTGTTGAGTTCCACGACAGTGTAAAGCAATCTACCGCTTATGCTTACGACAAACTACATCAGATATTAAACGATGAGATAACCATTGGTGTGTTGGGGCAGCTGCTGACAACAGGCGGTGATGGTGGTGGAAGCTATGCGCTGGGCAACATTCACAAAGCAGTGGAGACTGGAATCAATTTAGAGGATCGGTTGACAGCGGAGTATCTTATCAACTACCCTTTCAAAAACAATATCTTAATACCCCACGGGTATCCGCTTAATGAGTTTGAAGGTCGATTTAAAACCTCGGAAGAGATCAATAAAGAGGCCAAGCTCAAGATGTGGATAGAGCTATACAAAAGCGGTGCGCCTATAGCCGAGGAAGATTTTTATAAGGAATTCGGAATTGAGCCTCCGGGCAGCAGGCCAGTGGTCGCGCATAGCAGCAATGCCTTGTCCGACCCGGCCTCATCCGAACCACCGGTACCACCCACACCCGAAAAAAAAAAGGTAAAGCTTCACTCGCTCAACGCTGAGCTGGCCACCTTCTACGGGCAAAAGTGCAGCCACGACAAAAGCCCTATGCGCGTTACGCTCAGTTACAAGAGCGAGCTGAACGCGATTATCGACAGCATCATTCAAAAGTTGAAGAGCGGTGAGTTGAAAGCCGGAGACGTGGATCCTAAACTTTACAACCTCACAGCCGAAGAGCTGTGGGTAGGCGTACAAAAAGGAATAGGCGTAAAGCTGGAAGCTGCAAGCGGCACGGAGTACGCCATGCTGAAAGCACTGCGCACGAATGTCTATGTCTTCAGCGGGTTTAAAACCTACCAGTTTTTAAAGCAGGCCAGTGATCTGCTGGTAGATGCCGATGGCAAGGTGAAAGCCTTTAGCACCTTCCGCGATGAAGTGCTGGCACTGAATAGCCAATACAACATTGAGTACCTGCGCACGGAGTACAACTATGCCATTGCCTCTTCACGCATGGCTGGCAAGTGGGCGCAGTTTGAAGCCAACAAAGGCACGCTGCCCTTGCTGCAATATGAAACCGTGGGCGATGCACGTGTGCGCGCTGCTCATGCTGCTCTGGATGGAATCATCAAACCCGTTGGTGATGATTTCTGGAATCAATATCTGCCGCCAAACTCGTGGAACTGTAGATGTACCGTGCGCCAGTTGGCCGAAGGCATTGTGAGTGATACTAAGCCTGAGAACTTGCCACAGCTTACCGAGATGTTTAAAACCAATGCAGGCAAAAGCAGAGTGATCTTCCCGCCCAGCCATCCATATTACAATGTAGATGCAGGCGACCAGAAGAATGCGGATAAGAATTTTGGATTGAATATTCCAGACTAACTTCAACACCTCAACACATCAACACTTCATGCACTACCTCCAAGCCATCGCCAACCTAGAAGCTTTGAAGCTGCAACTGCCTTTGCTGGTGGGCAACGAGATGGTGAACGATGCCCTGGATAACATTCGCCAAGAGAAGGACATCAACGGCCAGCCTATGAAGCCACGAAGCCCAAAGGCAAAACGCAACCGAGGTAGAAGGTTATTGGTAGACACAGGCGAAGGGCGCAGAAGCATTCGCCAAAAGATAAGCGGCACCAAGGTAGGCTTGATAGCCAATGATTACATGGTGGCCCACAACGAAGGCGTGAACAAAACCGTGAGCGTGCGCAGCCGCAAGGGTAGAACGTTTAGCCGGAAGATGAACCTGCCGCAACGTGAGTTTACAGGCGAGAGCCGTAAGCAAACCGAGCGCATTGAACGCGTAATTGCAAATCAAATTTTAAAAGCTGTAACCTAAAACCTTTAACCATGAAAAATCTATTGATTGTGTGGATGGTGCTATCGCTGCTGGAAGTAGTGAGGCACTGGTATATCATAAAAAGAAAAAAGAAAAGCCCCAACAAGTTGGTGAGCTTTTTGGCGAGGGCAGCAGTGGCCATTTGCCTGGCATGGTTTGATCAGCTGCCTCTATCAATAACATTGCCCACCTATGCCATTGTAGATTGGTGCTTTCATGACTACGTTTTAAACCTGCTCTGCGGCACCACGCCTATCTGGTACCTAAATGACACCGGGCCTATCGATCGCTTTCAACGTAACTATCCAAACATGTTTGCGTGGTTTGCGTGGAAGGTGATCTTGTTTATTGGTTTGGTAGGCGCTTACTTCTTGAATTTTTAACCCATGGAAAAGACTATCTACGAAGAGGCTATTGTGCGCCTGACAAGTGTTGCTGCAACTACCTACATTACGGCAGCACTGCAACCTGCTCTGCAAACCACTGATTGGTATGAAGGGCAAATTGAAGATGCGCTTAAAGACAAAGACGTGCAAAGCTACCCGTTCAACTGCCCTGCGGTGTTCTTCCAGTTTACACCCACGCGCTACGAGAAGGCCAACGGCATGCGGCAAGAGGCCACAGGCGAGCTGATCATACACCTGGCACAAAACAAAATAGGTAAGGATGGCAAGCAGGGCAGCGAGAGCCACGCCAGCTTTAAGAGTTTGCTGGATTATGCAGACTTGTTAATCAATCTTTTAAATGCCTTTAAACTGCCATGTAGCGCAAGGCTGATCATGACGGGCGTAGAGCGCGACCACACCAACAGCGGCCTTATGCATGACAAGATCACCTTCAGCTGGACAGCGCAGCGCAAGCGAATAAACGTAGCATAAAAAAAGCCCCTTGTTAAGGGGCTTTTCTTTTGATGATTACTTCATCTCCTGTGAATGGTATACCTCCTAATGGGTACTTTACGGGCAGCAGAGCTTTTAAACTTTCAATCATATAGGCTTTAAAAGCAGCAGTCAGTGGGCTTTTAGAACCATCAATGCTTTCAACGACCAAAATGACCTTTTCAACATCCTCGATGGTTATTTTTTTATTGCTCATAAAGTAGGAGCATTTATGTCATCACAAAAGTGGGTGATTTGGTAAGGGGCTTGATGAAACCACTTCATCATATCTGGTTGGTGCCAACACTTATTTTTTGTGTCCCATCTTACTACATCTGTAACACCGCCCCTTATTACTTCTGGATTACACACCCAAACAAAGCAACTTACAAAAGGAGTTTCATGTGAATTTGGGTAACTTTTATTCACGTTGGCTGGGGTGTGTTCACCCACTTTCTTCCAGTTTATCATAGCTGTCTCATGTCTCACGTCTAACATCTCACGTCTATTTACAGTCACTGCAATTAGCGATAGGTGTCCAAGTTACAGAAGTAAAGTTAGTAAACGAAGCAATGCCGCCAGCGGCCACGTTGTTGCCGGCAAGGTATTGCTCTTTGGTGCAGCAGCGTATGAGGCCACGGTTGGTGTAGCCCTTGGGTATGCCCGTCATGCAGCCCATTTGTGGGCCTGCTTCTTCTTTGGCGCAGCCCATGGCCGCTACCAGTAACAAAATAAAGATTGCTTTTTTCATAGTTATTTTTGGTTAAAATTATCCGATTTTAAACGTTTAGACTAAAAGGAGTTGCGCAAACACAATTGTTATCGCTCATGCTCACTGCCAAATCACACACGGGGCATGGAAGCTGTTCCCGTGTGTGGCCAGCCCGCTGTTCGCACGAAGCGATAACAAGGGGTTTGTCCAAAAAATTGCCGTCATAGTTTTACTTCCTTTAATTGCTTTATTATAGAACGACAGGTTTTACAAGTCACATTACCGTCACGTAATTTATATTGGGCAGAACCTTCACCATAACCAAATACGTGTCCCCCGCATAAGGTTCTATCTGAATCACTCCAATCCATTATATAGCACCATGCCGGAAAATCAACTTTTCTACCATCGTCATCGTGTGTAATCTGTACTACTTTCATATCGTTATCTATTTAGTTTTGTGTTCGGCAATTTTCAGTACAAACCCCCCTTCATTAGCAGCAAGCGCACCAAAAGCCCACAGGGTTGCCCCTTCCTGCCGGAGCTTCACATGCCACCGCACACCGGGGCAAGCCACCGCGCAAGCAGTCCACACGCGCACAAGCACTTGCAATGGCCGCACATCCCGCCCACATCCAAAGCCATTCCAAGAGCTTGCCTTTGCAGACGCACGTGCCATAATTAATCTTTTGAGTTCATCCGTGACATCATAATATTATCATAAATTAATTCTTCTGACTTGTGAATAATCAATGGCCGACAATATCCCCTATGAATTGGTTTGCCATCAATGTAATAAGCCTGTTCACCAAGTCTTGCAGTTTTCATTTTACCAATTAAACATTTAGGTATTGATAGACCTTTAAGTACATCGGTATTGCCGACCCACATTTCACCTTGTTTTAATTCATGGATACATGAAGTGTGTTTCTTTGCATCTTTAATAAAAGATTCATCTTGGAATAATTCTAAAGTCGCACCAATGCCATTGCCGCGCGACACCACCGCACCATCCAAAGCAATGGCATCCGTGCTTAGTTTAGGGTTGGGTGCGCCAGCTGCTAACAACGTGTTTGCCTCATGGCTGGAAGTGCTATTTGATGTTTTTGTTTTCATCTATAAAATTTATCTGTTCAAAAATCTATCCGTTACTTAGGCCACGAAGGCAAACACCAGATACGTTATCGCTCATGCTCACCGCCCAAACACACACGGGGCATGGAAGCTGTTCGCCCGTTTGCCCTTCCTTCGCGGTGGCACACGCAACTAACCTTACGCAACTATCACATATTTGATTTTCAAAGTCGGCTGTTACTGTTCGACCAGTTGGCACTTCGCATTGACAGGTTAGTCGCTTACCGCTAACAACAGGTTTATGCAAGGCTTGGATTAGGCTATCGTTGACAGATTTGAGTATTTTGTTTTCTGCTTTCAATTTACTTATCTCCATTGACAAGTCCCATAGCTTTTCTTCAATCATCTGTGTATTCATGTTTCGAAAATTAGTTTAGTGTAAATTATCGCCCTGCATAAACCAGCGTCCGTTATCGCTCATGCTCACTGCCCAAACACACACGGGGCATGGAAGCTGTTCCCGTGTGTGGCCAGCCCGCTGTTCGCACGAAGCGATAACATGCTGGTTTACGTCAGGCGGAGCTGTGAGTGCCTTAATAACTTTGTCCAATGTAAGGCGAGCATAACCCCAACTTTTGTACCCATCATTGGCTAGCATCGTGTCTAGTTCTATTACCTCTTCTAAAAGTGTCATATACATTGATAGTTTAGTTTTATTCATCCCCTAACCGAACGTAAACCCGCTACTACGTTATCGGTAATTCAAGTTCATTATTCCAACTGTTGCACCTCTTTTCCCATCACCTCCATATTCTTTTTGCCACCGGCACGGAAGAAATCTACTTCTGTCTTTACCGAGTTTACAATCACGCTGCCAAGACTTGCTATCGCTTTGGCCTTATCGATTGCGGCTTTGCGCGTTTCTTTGTCTTGTAAATCTAGTTCTTGCAGCTCTTCAATGGCGGCAAACATGTGGTTGCGCAGGTCTTCAATTTTGTTTTTCATAGGATTTTATTTTACGTTTTAGCTTACTCACTACTCTGATTACTTCTATCACTTCTTTGGGATATCGCAGTATGCTGTTGCGCAGCATATTGTCATTGAAGGTTAGCAGCTTTAAGTTATCTGGCTGGCAGTTCAGTTGATTGCCATCTTTAAAGGCCACTACCTTATCTGCGGGTATGGGGCCATAGTGTTGCTGCCACACATGGCGATGTAATAGCTCCCACTTTGCTTTGCCTACTCGGATGTACTGATAACTAAGCCCACTTTTATCTTTTCGTGTGCGCATGGCACCATCATACAATGTGTTGTGTGGTAGTTGCCCTTTTTGAAAGGAAGTTTTCTTTAGCTTCGCAATCATCTCCGGCTTCATCCAAGTTTCTATTTTTTTGCCTTTGTTGAATGGCACGTGGCCCTTTTTGAAAACAGTGCCACCGCCCAACTTTTTACCAGGTGTAATTCTTCCGCTGAAGGGGGAGGCCAGATAGT